GTTCTCGATCGCCAACCCAAGCGGAGTGTTGGCGCCGGTCATCAACGGCTCGATGCGATCGCGTGTTCCGGAGCGATAGAAATTCAATCCACCTGGTGTCACGCGAACCGGCAGCACAAAGCCGTCATCGGGGACCAGCAGCGGCGGATCCACCTGTTTCTGCGCAGACTTGATGGTCGTCTTCGACATCTCCTGCAGCATCTTCACATCAGCGAGCGCCGTCATGGCCGGCGAGCGTCCGTAGCCCTGCTCGAAGCTGGCCTTCAAGAACCTCGGCGCAACGTAAGGGAACTCGTCAAACCCGGATTCAGCGATCAGCCACTTGTTCTCCGGATCGATGTGGCAACTCATAAAACGCATATTCAGATTGTCGGAGATGCCGGGGTCGTACTCATCGCGCGGCTGCACAACGTGCAAAAGCTCGATCATCTCGTATGGATTTTCTTTAACGCGTGGGACGAGAGTTGGGCCGATATCTTTGCCCCAGAGCGATCGAGCGTCCCGGCCTGACATCTTGTATTTGCGAACGACCGTGTCGACGCGACCGTGCGCATCCTCTGCTAGAAAACACTCAGCAATGTGGCGCGTGGAGAATCTCAGCTGGCTCACGTCGTCCTTATCGACAAACATGACCGCCGTGCCAAACGCCACCAGATCCGCGTACATCTCATGCACCTGCTCCTGAAAGTTAGAGCGGGCAAACGCGTTGTACATGTGTTCTGTCGTGTTCTCGAGCCACTCCTTCGCCATGTCGTCGCCGTCAAGCATCGGATCGGTGAACCGCAGGCTAAACCAGGGCATCGATGCGGACGTCAACATCCCATGCAAAGACGCAGTGAGCAGCTCCGCGGAGTGGATCGCGGTGCCGTCGAAAATTTTCTCTGTTCGTTTCTCTCCGTCCGTTCGCCGGCGGGTGATATCCGCCTTCCGCGGAACAATGTAGTCAGCGATGTCCTGCCAATGGTGTTCCCAGACGCGACGTTGTGTCGCAAGTGTTGAGAAACGATTCAGCAGAATCGTGACCTTTTTCTTCTCACGTTCATTGCGTGCCATTAGGCTAATCCCCGTCCGCCGCCCAGTTTTGGCTTTCTTGTCCTCGCCAACTCGGTAAGACCAAGAGTACCGGTCTTAACGAAGGGTCTAGTTCTTCCTCTCCTCCCGAACTGTATCGCGTCACGTTGCGTCTGCCCTGCCACTCGAACAACCTGCGCTGGTTTTATAGGGGTCCGCTCTGGGGTGACCGCGCCACCCGCATCAGCCATACGCCGCGGTGTTGTCGATGTGCCCGGAACTACCTGCGGCAGCGGTGTGACCCGTGCCGTCTGTTCTTCCCCACGGGCCGTGACAACCGGCGCTTGACGCAGAATGCCGCCTACATCGACATCGCTTCGATGTTGTTGTTGTTGTTCTTGTTGTCGTCGTCGTTGTATCTGTTGGTCACTGGCCTGCCCTTCACCAAGGACTGTATTAAATTTTTGAAGGATTGCCTTAGTGGAACCCGTTGCCGAACTAAAGAGGCCAGAGGCAATCGCCAGCGGGAGTCCGCCACCTCCCAACGCTCCTAATGCCATTGCTCCCACGGCCGGCACGATATTCTTGATGTATTGGCCCACAGTAAGCGGTGGCGCAAGAGTCGGGTGACCCCTCGGCTGCACACTGGGTGGCGCATCGTCATATTCTGATCGTCCAACCGGCGGTCGATTTGGTTGATATCGCGATGTCCCTTCTGGCAGCTTTTGGAGCTGTTCAGCTCCCGCCGCCGCTCTCAGAGCGTTGACATTCTCGAAACCAGAACTCGCAGCAATGTACGGAGACGGCGTACTTACCGACTGGCCCGTGAAGCCGCCAACCTCCGGCACCCTCCCGCTACGCTGACTCTCTCTTTGACGTGCGAGCGAAATATCTGAGAGCCGGAAGTACTCGCTTGATGGCCCTATAGGCGACGGCATACTTGTGGGCACACTTCCCCCGCTCATGTCAAAGCCTTCAAACCAGGTTTTTTTACATCAGCCGGTTCTAATAGGCCTCGGGGTCCAGTTCGACGCGTGCCGGGACGGCCTGCCTTACGTCTCCTCCTCTCGCGTTCTTTTCTTTGTGCTTCTGTCATATCCTCTAGATCTACATCGACCGGGTCTGTCGGCGTCGCCCGAACGACTTCGGGCTGCGGCGTGGGTTCATCATCACGATCTTGACCTCGCACGGGAGTTGTCGGAGGTGGCGGTGCGACCGGAGGTAAACGCTGTTGAACTGGTGCCTGTTTGCCCATTATTTCAAATCCATCTGCATTCAGATTTCAGCATCCCATAGAGGATGCCATCTTCGTCGTCAGAGAAAAACTTACGGATTGTTCCCTCGTGTACCCAGCCGTATTTCTCGACAACCGTTCGACTGCGCTGATTGCTACCAGCGATGACGCAAGAGATGCGCTCGACCGCGAGCTGCTCGAACGGGAATTGAAACAGGAACCGAACCCTGCTCCTCGTTAAAACACTCGGGTCGTCGCAGGCGGCATGATACTGGACGTCGCGTCCGCGGAACTCATTGAACGCGCCGCCATACAAGATATCGCCACCTCGCCGGCGATAAGCGATACACCGGCAGGGCGAGATCTGCGCCGGATACGGCACCCTTTTTTCGATCCACGCTGCAATCTCACGATCGACCGGACCCATAACCGGGTCGTTGGTTTCGTCAATCAAAAGATCAATCACGCAAAGACTTGATAATCCATTTCAGCGTGTTTCTGTGGCGCTCGTCCTAGAAATCTCGCATCGTCCTCGATCGAAATCGCCATATAGCGAAACGCGTCAGCAGCATGAGACGACCAATCGTGAACCGGAGTCATGCGATATGACCGCGTTCGCTCATTGTAGGCGCGATGGTAATGCCGGAGCGCCTCAAGCCCGTGTTCGCACGCCAGGCGATCGAACCAGCATTTGCCAACGATCATCGACGCAGCATGGAGGCCATCCTCGACAGGCAGCTTTTTCCCCACGCGGAAACTAATGCCCAGGTCGCGCGCAATCTCCAATCGCGAACGGCCCGTGCCCATCTCCCGAACCGCAATATCGTGTGGCGCATAGTGTCTGCCATATTTGTAACCACGCTCGTCCAACACGCGCGCAAAGAAAGGCAGGCCCTCGCCACGCTCCTCGTAAAAATCAATAATGTGGATGGCCTTGCCAACCAACTGGTAGAACCAGATCGATGTCGCGTCCGCAACACCCAGGTCGAAACTAGTGTGAACGGCGTGCGCTGGATCGTGCGGCACCTTTGTGATCTGGCCGGCATCCTCAATCCGCTGCAGCTCCTTGCCCCAAATCGATCCGGGGATATTCGCAACCCACGAGCACTCAAACTCCTGCGCGTAGGAATCAGTGCTCATCATCGTCTTCGCTGCTTCCAGCTCGTCATCCGGCAGGATCTTGGTACTCGCAGCTCCCGCCAGGTAGCTGAACCAGGTGTCGGAGCTGTTGACGGCTTCCCGATACAGCTCGTAAAACGCGTTGTGTCCGCGCGGCGTCCCGATCGCGATCATGTAACCCTTGCGATCCGATAACGCCGGCCTGACGATTTCCGGCAATACAGGCTCCGGCATATCCGCGAACTCGTCTAAAACAATCCCGTCAAAATACCGGCCGCGCAGGGTCTGATAATTGTCTGCGCCGAGAAGCTCGATGCGGGCACCGTTTGGCAAATCGCAGCGCAGCTCCGTTTCGTGGTACTTGGTCCCCGGAATCACCGCCGTGTATTGCTTGAGATAATCCCACATGATCGATTTCGCCTGCTTGTACGTACCCGTGAGGAACGCATAGCGAGCGTTGATCTGCGTCGTATTAATCGCATCCCTGATGAGATGGTTAATACACATGACGCTTTTCCCCGCACGTCGGTGCAGGACCAGGCAGGACCAGCGTTTTCGAGCAATCTCCTGGTGCAAATAAGCCTGTAGCGGTCTTGGCGAGTACGGGATCTCTATGGAGAGATCAGCTTGTTGCGGCATTAAGCCTCGCCCTGGCAGCACTCAATCAAAACGCGGTGGCACTGGGCGCACAATCCGCTGCCATAAAAATACACGATGCGGGTTTCTTGCCCACACCAATCGCAGATGACCAAACGATCGGCGTCCTCGATAGACTTAGGCTGGCGGGTAGACAGGGTCATTCAGGATACGAGCTTCCGCAGCCCGTAGAACCTGGCTGGCTGCCAGCTTGTTGGGAACTTTGGCGTCATCAATGATGACCGTGATGCCGGTCGAGGTCGATCCGCCATCACTGTCCGAATAGACCTCCGGAAGCGTGTTTACGTCGCCGGTGATGGTGTAGGTGCCCATTGGTTTACTCCTAACTCTGTTTCAAAATGTGCCGCGCAGTGGGTCCAGAACTGCACCATATCGGGATCCTGCGCTCTATCCCGAGCAGTCAAACAGCGCTCCCGCGCCGCAATTCGTGTGTCTAGCAAAAGAGCGTTAGAGCGCGAGAGTCCCGCACCGGAGGATATATATATATAAGACCGGGCGGTCGATTTCGGGGGGGTGGGGGGTCGACGTTTCAAAACGCGCAAACCCGCAGTTTCCCTAGCTTTTTCGCACGTTGCCAGCCAGAGAATCCAAATCGATTCCGCGACTTCCGTCCCGATCGGCCGGAAACAAAATGAAAAATAAATAAATGATCACAGTGGGTTAGCATAGCCTGACCCACCGACATGATCAGATGATGACCACGATCTCAGGATGTTCCGTCTTCGTTCTACGCGCGAGGCCGGCGATGCCGATGTGTTCATCATCCCTTAAACTCTACCAACCGAAAAGAACTCGGCACCGAGATCATCGTCATCATCGATGCCAAGCCCCAACGGGACAGCCCTCGCAATCATGCCGGCAGCCTGCCTCTCTCCAGTACCTTGGGTCAAGCCTGTCATCGTGTCGCGGCTCGCAATGCCATCGACAGGTTGACGATGATAGCCATGTAGCGATTGCGCACTGTCCTCCGATCGAGATGTAGATGCTTGGCGATCGCCTTCCATTGCGGTCCACGTGAACGTCGAACAGCGGAGAATGCGACGGCCCAGACCAGCTCACGATCGGGGCGTTTCAAAGAGAGTGCGATCTGGATCGCCAGGTGATAGCGATCGATCTGCAGGCTCGACGGCGTCAATCTTATGGTGGCATCGGTATCGGCATACGCCAGCCATTCCGATTGCATCTCCGGCCACCAGGTCTGTCCAACCTGCTGCCGGACCACGGGCATCCACTGCTCAGTGTTCGCGGCTTCCATGAAAAGATCATGCAGATCGCCGGCTGAAGATTGGTCAGAAATGCTGACTATGTTCTCAGCTCCTCCACATCAGATAGCGTCGTTTTGCCTAAATTCGCTACATGATGTGCAGTAAAAGCGTTGCATAAAGTCCACATAAAAAGAGCACACACAATCAAAAATCCCAAAAATTTTTGATTTTGGGTGCGAATCGTTACCAAAGTTTGCCAAAGTTTACCAAACTGTACCATCGCGAAAAAAGAGGGGATTGACAGCACTTTTCCACAGCCTATAAGAGCGCCGCCAGGCGCGAGCAAAATTTCATTAACTTAAACATGAAATGTTGCTCTCATCTGAGCATTGATAACGACGATTAAATCGTCGGAGCAAGATAAGGCTTTTGGTGAGAGTTGCGTCTGCACCACAGCCACTCACTTAGAGTATCGCCGCAGCCACTGCTCAACTTGAGGCGGGACAGACGTCTCATCCGATCTCATCAAATGAAGCACTCTGGAACGCTTCAGCTGCCATAGCCGAGCAGCTGCATCGACCGATAGATCCTGATCAACCATCGCTCTTGCCAGGCGCTGTGCCCATTTGGCCTGCTCGCCGGGCATTCTATCGGCTACCAGAACTGCGATCCAATCCATTCCAGGCCACGATCATGGCCTCGACCACGTCGTCTCCTGTCATTCCATCGTACCAATCGGCGTGAACCAAAATGGTGATCTCGCGTAACGTCAGCCCTTCGGCACGCCACAGACGGTACTGCTCCACACAGATCTGCTCTGAGGTCATTGCTGGGCGTCAGCCAGCTGGCGGATCAGGCTGGCACGGCCGGTGGTCGCGAGCCGCACCATCGGCGCGAGAAAACCTTCAACGTTGGAAATCGATCGCTTC